GGCTTGTACGAGTTAGCCACCAGACCAGCGTTGAGACGTTCACACAATGCCTCAGCGGCCGCCCAGAAGGGCGTCTCACGGCTTTTCTTGATGGTCATGGACTCAGCCACCTTGACCTGCTCTTGCACCTGTTCCAGCGTCAATACGCCGTCTTGGATGAACAGGCAGAGGGCTTGCTTGTAAACGTCGGTCACTTGCCAGCCGCCCAGTTAATAGGCACTTCCGGCTCGGTTGCGTCCAGTACCTTTATTACGTCGCAGGGCCAATCGATTCCGTCGCCCTCGATGCAGTTGTCATCGCAGCCTAAGCATTGAGGCGGAACCCCGTCGCCGTAGTTCAGAGGCTTGTGCTTCTCTCGTAGGGCTTGGCGTTCGTCGGGGGTCATACTTCTGCTCCGTCAGGGTGTCCTAAAGCCTTTCCCTTTTCACAGGGGTATGGCGTGTAGCACGTGTGGCACCAGGGGTCTTCTCGGTCAGTGTTCCCGTCGTGGTCGTGGTATTCAATCAACGCTTCGTAAGCATCAAGTACCTTGATTACGTCACAGGGGTAGGGGAAGTCACACTCCATGCAACGAAACACACAATGGGGGTCGCAATCGTGACAGCAACTTTGTTGCCGGTGCGTCTCTCGTAGGGCTTGGCGTTCAGCGGCGGTCATAGTGGCTGAACGCTCACTAGTGCCTTCTGTGGTCGAGCGGTCACTTGTGTTGTTTTCGTATCGGTTTGTCACAAGTGCGCCCAGAAACCGTAGGTGCAGACCCCGAACAAGAACGCCCAGCAACCGAGAGCCAGGACGTAGGCGGTGGTGGTTCGCAACTTCATTAGTACGAGTCCTTCTTGCAGTCGTGCAGGTCCTGAAGGTCGAGCAGGTGTTCGGCGGAGTCGGCCCCGAACTGTTCGCCACACTTGGCGCACATGCTGACGTACTTGTAGTCGTAGGCACGGTACTCGTCAAGAGCGATGGTGAGGTAAGTAATCATGTCCAGCAGACTGTCCTCGACACCCTCGTTCGCCAGCGTGCCACCAGAGGCGGCGAGTTGCAGACGCTTCATCTTGTCGTTTGCACGAAGGACGGCACCGACCCACGAGGGGATACCGAAGTCCTCGGAGCCACGGATGTTGTAGTACGGGTCGCCTGGGCGTCCGTAGTCCTTGCTCTTCTTGTCGTGCATTGCCTGTACTTCTTTAAGGATGAGGCTGAAACTCATTGTGTGTTCTCCTTATATCGGTTGGCATCCAACTGCCAGTCTTGTGGGTAACCCAAACGTACTACGTGTATGCAGATGTCTGTTCCGCTGTCGAACAATTCCACTTCGTCGTCAAGCATTGGCACACCATCATGGGTGTCGCAGAACTGCGGCGAGCAGTAGTCGTGCTCAATGCCGTACTCCAACCACTCCTCGAACTTCATGTTGACGCCGTAGTCAATTTCGTTGAGGCGCCGAAGGTACTGCTTGTGTGCGGCAATCTCGTTGAGGTGTGTCTCACGCACAAGTTTCTGTGCGTCGAGGTGCTTTTGGCGTACAGCGAAGTACGCATCTTCCGCTCGCTTGCGGAGTTCGTCCTTGTCCGTCATCGATGCCACCCAAAGATGAAACCGATGGCAGTGACGATGGCCATGAAGATGGCTGTAATCATTTGTCGTCTCCTATGTAAATGAAAGCAGTGCTTAGGTTCTTGTTGCTCGGGCAACGATGGCTGACATCAGTTGCCCGAGCCGTCACCTTGAGGTGACACTTGGGGCATTCAAACTTGCGGAGCATACTTATCTGGCACCGTTCCTGTGTATGGCACTTGCTGGTTAGGGGGCCTGAACTGCGCTCCACAGCCCTTGCAAAAGACTTGGGCTGGGAGCGCAAACGACAGGTTCAATAGCCACGTGTGCTTGTGACTCATCCGAGTTCCAGCAAGACGCCAGCAATTTCGGCGTCGGTCAGTTCGGACAACTTCCCGATTTCACGACCGAGAATCTTCTCGACGTGCGGCTTGCCGTTGATGGCTTCGCCGTACTGAGCGGTCAATTTCTCACGCAACTGCGTGGTCAGGTCACGTGCCTGCTCGGCGTGGGGCATGGTGTGGGACAACTGTTCCTTCTTCGGTGGCGCCTGCATCTTCGGACGGCTGGCGGCGTTGCCGTCGTCGTCATCGTCAGCGACCAGTCCGAGGATAGCCATGTAGGAGTAGCGACGGGCGTACGTCACCGCCGAGCCCTGACCCTGAGGGTCGCTCTTGGGAAGGTGAAGGAGCATCGTTTCCTCGATGAACTGACCCGACTTGTGGAGCAAGACGGTGGTCAGCGTGTCCCGAACATCCCCCGTTGCAGTTTCGCAACAGGAAATAGCCTGCGATATGGCAAGCCCGTGCTTCGCTAGGACTGGGGAGGCTGATGCCACCACGTCCGGCAGAGCGGCGTACTTGCTCTTGAAGAAGGGGTTGTTGCTCCCCTTCGGGACTGCCGAGAACTCGGCTTGTGCGGCAACGAGAGCCGCGGCTAACTCGTTGATTTCGTTACTACGTGTCATGTTCCTCCTTAGAAACGGTGTTCGACTTTGAACCCCAGCACGCCGAAAGCAACGGCCAGAGAGTTGAGTACATCAAACATTCCTTCAAACGATACACCCTGCTTGAACAAGACCTTGTTGTCGTCCTGCTCAATGTAGATGTCGAAGGTCTCATCTTCCTTGGCGACTGGCGTCACCTTGAAGAAGATGTCCTTGCTTCGTACCCGAAGAACGGGCCACTGTGTTTCAATCATTCGTTACCTTCCTTTGCAATTGAACTTTGTAATACTGGTACTGCACCGTTGCCGTCCGTCGCACAGATGCTACGGAAAGCACAGTAATCGCACTGCCACGCACGTCCTTGTGGGGTCAGTTGAATGTGGTCGCCATTGTCGTCTTTGGCGATTCGGTCGGGGAGAAAGCCAGCCTGCAAGGACTCGTTGATAGCGTCCATGCGGTCAAGTTCCTCTTGGGCTACAGGCAACCACTCCTCGCTGGGGATGTAGTACTCAGCAAGGAAACGGTTGGTTCCCTCGACGCCCATGTTCGCCGCCTTGTTCTTGGACAGCGCCTCAAAGGTGATGGAGCCCATGACTAGCCAGTCGATTTTGATGTCGGGGTTCTCGTTCATGATGCCGATGGCATTCATGCCAGCCTGAGCAATTGCCTTGAGCGCCGGTCCCTCGGGTGTGCCAATGGTGCCACGCATCCGATTCCACCCGACCTGCTTGTCGAAGGAGTAGGTCCCCATCGTCTTCAATTCATAGAGGAGGTGGGTGCCGGTCAGCGAACCGTTGAGGTCAACCTCGTCGGTAGAGAGGAGGGCATCGCACGAACCCGAAACATCGTTCCACTGCGACGGCACCTCGAACTGTGCAGACGGGTACTTCCGGCTAATGCAGTCCTGCAACGCTTCGTGGATGATGGTGCCAAGACCAGTAGCCCATGCACCTGCTTCGTCCATCGGCTCCGAGGGCTCGACCTCTAGAGCCGCATAGCCCTGCTGTCGAGCGCAAGCGAATGCCGACGAGTAACGCAAAGGCGTACCCTTTGCAGTTGGCTTTCGCACCGCAGACTTAATGTGCAGTTCTTCAACGAGTGCACTAGTTATTAACGGCTTTTCCGTTTGAAACATCATTACCCTTTCCGTGAGTAGTGGTTATAAGGTACTGCATTGGTGTAACGCTTGTCAAGATTATTTTGAAATAGTTGATTCTTCACTGACGTAGGTCACAAGTTCGCCCCACTTTTGACCCTGCTCAGTGTCGTTGCCCGACCACATTTGGGCGACGGTCAAGCCAGTGATAAGGGTTGCGTACTGGTCTGCCGTCAACGTGACTGTGAACTGCATCGCTCCGCCTTCCAGTTGTACAAGTTCTTCCGGCGCTCCTTGGTGGTAATGCCCCCGTAGATGCCGTGCTGAATGTTGTTCTCGTAAGCGTAGTTGAGGCAGTCTTGACGGACAGGGCACTGCTGGCAATACCAGAGTGCTTGCTCCTTGCGCTTGATGGTCAGGGTTTCATTCTCGTCTGGCATGAACACGGAAGTGTCCACCCCAGCGCACCGTGCGTTAGTTCGCCAACTTGTTTTCAACATGACACCGAGAGTACACACCCGGTGTGACATGAGTCAAATCCAGGGGTACTTCTTCTTCATGAAGGCGTCGAGGCGCATGCCCTCGTAGCGCCGACAAAGGTATTCGAGGGAGATAAACATGGGGTCGTAGGAGCCGTCTATGACATCGTGGCAGACGATGATGCCGCGCCAATGGGCGTTGCCCTGATAGCCCTTGTACTCCTCATCATGGAGGTAACAGGCACCAGCCACGAGAGCGTGCTGGCTCTTACCATTGACGAATCGGATGCCGTAGTCAAGGACCTGCTGGTGGCCCATCGTGTAGGAGTGGCCCAGAGTTTTCAAACGCATCAGCGCCGAGCCACCCAGAGGCTTGCCGGTCATGGTGTTCTGCCAGTAATGGGCGTACCAGATGCCGTCAAGGTTGACCGGCTTTAGGAAGGGGTGGACTTGCCATCCTGAGCGTCCGTAGTTGAGGTCTTCCGTACTAATGACCCCTTCCAGTTGCGCGTCCGATTCCACCGCGCGGTTAATACGGTCTTCATGATTTCCAAGAAGTATGTGTCGCTCGGGGAGCCATAGCCCGTGCTTCGTCCTTTTCCGATTCGCATTGAACTCCTTCAGTGCTTTGTCTAGTACGTCAAAGGCTTCGTTCGCCGCGGCGATGTCCTCCTTGTAGCGCCTGCCCTCCATGCTCTTCTTGCCCTTGTCGTAGGACGAAAGCGAAGGCATGTCGGCGTGGTCGCCAAGGTGAATAATCTTGATGGGCTTGTCGTGGAAGTGGTCCACGATGTACTGCCCAATCCAGCGGAGATGGTCGGTCGGGACACCGGCCTTAGCCTGAGTGTCGGGAATCACTACATGGACGGTAGGTTCAGGAAGCAAGGCAGACCTCCTTGGTCCCCCTGATTCTAGCATTTAATGCTTTACATGTCACGCATTAAGTGGTTTAATGCGTCATCCATCGTGCATTATTTGCACACACGCTTGAGCAATTTCTGCTGGGGTGCAGGTGTACACGTCGTTGAGTTCCATCAACGGCTCAAAGCCAGCGAACCAAAGTGCCGCCGCCGCCAGCCCTGAACAAATCCACGTGTCGCCACGACGCAGGCAGACTGCATCCGGGAGCCACATGTCGAACGCCGCCGACCAAATCGAAAGCCACGAATAGGCATCGCCCACTTGCGCCCGTGCGAACTTCAGCAACTTCGAGCGATTGGCAGAGAGGGGTAAAGGGATGACCTCGTAGCGTCCACCCGGAGCGACCGAGGACAACTTCTTGTCGTTGGTTACTCCGCTGGCTTCGGCTTGGATGACGTACCACTCGCCATCCACCAGCCGGTCAAGAATTGCAATGTGGTTCCACTCTGCGTACCGGCTGTCTTGGAGCCGTCGCTCGGCCACACGGATAGAACGACCGAGGATGCCTCGGCTGTGACAGAGAACGAGGTCACCGGGTTTGAATTCACTCATTGTCCTTCCTCGTGGTATTCCTCTAGGTCCTCTTCGACCTTGATGATTAGCCCCTTGAGTTCGTCGAACTGTGCCGACTCCATCGCCAGGATTTTTCGGATAACTTTGGCGTCGTTCTTGGTTTGCTCATACATCGCGATACCCACGACGAGTTCAATGAACACGGCCATGTAGGACGCCGAGAAGTTCCACCACTCAAGGACGAGGGGTGAGCCGATAACCCAGCAGATTGCCGTGGCGGCGGTGACGTAGCCGACGAACGACCAGCGGCGGATACGAGCCTGCACCAGCCATGACAGGTGTTCGCCCAGGCCGATTTCATCGCCGGTAATGGGGTGGTGATACTTCGGCACTACAACCCTTCATGTGCGCCAAGGTGGCGAGCGAGTTCGATGTTCAATTCTTGGACACTCTGTTCGATGCGGTCAATAGCATCACGCATAGACGAGCCGTGGTTGGGCTTGAGTTCAGCCTGCATCTCACGCAGGTTGTCTGCCACCGACCGAGACAGAGCATTGTGGACTACGCGCCAGACACCGATGACGGCGCCCGCGACAACGACGATTGCTTCGGTGATGTACCAGAAGTTCGCAGAAGTGAGAACATTAGCCATCATGCGGGCGGCATCCGAACGGGCTTGTTGTTGTTGGTAACGTTGCGCAGGAAGGTCTGGGGCTGGCGTCCGTCCGAGGGGTAGCCACGCGAGGGAGCGACCTTCGGGGGGTTGACCCAGCAATAGCCGGGGCCACCCTGCTGACCGTGGCTGACCGTCAGCACGTCCGTGCCGTAAATCTCCACGATGATTGCCACGTGCTCGCCAGGAGCATCGCCATACACCACGTAGTCACCGACCTCGATGTCGTCAATGGTGATGCCCTTCAGGGTCTTGGTCAGCAGAGGGATGTGTTCCTCGTGGCTCAAGAACGTGCCGGTGTAGCCCTCGTGGTTGAAGCCCAGACCGTTCGGGTCATTGCCGTTCGCCCACCAGGCGTAGAGCGTGCAAGAACCAGAGCAGTCGGTGTTGACTGGGAACTTGATAGGCCATACGCCGATGGCGGCCATGCGGTCGCCGCCTTCGGAATAGTTAAATTTGCCGTGGTTAGCGACGGCCCAGTTGGCCCACGCTACTTCTGCTTGGCGGTGGTCAATAATTGTCATATGGCTCCTTATGCGGTGGCTGGGGTGGTGTATGAGTAAGGTCCGAGCGTCTTAAGGGTGACAACACAGTCACCTTCAAAGCCGTTCTCGTAGTTGTCACGGCGCTTGTGAGGAATCCAGTCCAGCGATTCAATGATGGCGATGTTGGTACTCAATGGGCCTTCTTGGTACGTCACAAGGTTCTGGGCTTGTCGCAGAGACTCCAGCCAATAGAAGTTGTCGTAGGGGTCCATGTAGACTTCGACACCATCCACCACATCCACGGAGAAGAGTTGCAAGACCACCATGATGTTCGTACCGGACACCACGTTCGGGAACGCCTTGAGCGTCCAGCGGTACATTATGGGCGTCGCCGTGTTGAACGTCGTCACGGTAGAACCTGAAGGTGCAGGGGTCGATGAAACCGCTGTAAATGTCCCGGTTACGGTGAACTGCCCTGACGATGCGCTGGCTACGTAGTACGTGCCATTGTAGCCAGAGGGTAGGCCGGCGATGGCTATCTGTTCGCCGATGCCAAACGAATTGCTGACCATGATGGTGAGCGCACTCGTCGTCGCAGAATACGATGTTGGCGTGTACGTGTTGTTACCCGCAGTCAAAACCATTTGAACTTGGAACTGGGATGACTTCGGGTTCGAGGAAAGCGTGTACTCTTTCGTTGCCGTACCGATGGTTGTCGGTGACGTGAAAGAGGCCACGCTTAACGTTTCAGCGAATGACTCCAGCGGTTCGCAAATTACGTTTGCGGAAATGTATGCGCTTGAGGGAGTAACGCCACCGTACTCAAAGTAGACGGGCGCCTTCTGGTCGGGGATACCGTAGTCGAAGATAGACGTGTTCAAAGTTCCAGTAGGCACGCACTTCAATGCTACCATTCGGCCATTTGTGTTCTGGGCAATTGGCTGGTATACGCCTAAGCCTCCCACTGTTAGGACCGGAAGGTTGAGCACGGGGTTCCACGCCAAAGAGTTGATGGTGCCCTGGCCCGTGACCATGATGTCGGAAGCGTACACCGGGGCGAGGGGGTCGCCAGCGATGAAGGTGGTTAGGTCCAACTTGCCGAGGCCCGTGCTCGTTGAGTCGTAGTTGTTCCACGCAAACCACACGAAGCGACCGTCGCCAATGATTGCCGTAACCGGCGAAGAGAGCGGCTGAAGGATGTTGGGAATCAGCGGACCGCTCTTCAGGTCTCCAGTTGACGTTGCCGTGGGGTCGTAGATGCTCAACGTCTGGGCCATGCGGATACCACGGTTAGTACCGATGAAGATGTAGTTGAGGTAAGACTGGATGCACGTCGGGTACTCGTCTGGCGACATCGGCAGGGCCTGCACGGGAGACACCAACTGAAAGGGCTGGGCGACCGTGGCCGTCGAAACGCTTTGCACGTTGGTAGAAATCGTTGTGCTGGCGCCCAGAAGGTCCGAGCGGTAGATGCAGCCGTTACCACTAGCGCCGTTACGCTTGCTGTATCCCGAAAAGTAGACCTGGGTCTCTCCACCCACAGCGTCAGACCAGACCCAGTTCGGGTCGCTGTGGGTGAACAGCACGTCGGGGACGTTCTGGTTTCCGATAGAGCCACCGATGGTCTGGGAACCGTAGGTAACGTTCGATGGGTTGGTGGCTCCCGCAAGTTGAATCGTAAGAACGTTGCCGGAGATGGCCGAGACGTTCCACGTTCCGTTGTACGGGCTAGTCGTCGCCGTTGCGGTACCGCTGGTAAAACCAGTAACGGTCGTAACGTTCTTGGTGCGCCACGAGAACGTGTTGGTCGAGGTGTTGATGGCCGTGACCACAGCATTTTCGGTAACGCTGCTGCTTGAGTAGCCAAGGCTAAGGGCAATCGAGTTGCCCACCTGCAAACCATGTGGGTATCCGCTATTGCAAGTGGCAGTCACTACGCCGCTCGTCAAGGCGATGGAGGAGATGAGTGCCAAGGTCTGCGTGTTAGCAATGCTGACGCTTTGGCCAACCACGAAACCGGGGTTGGTTCCAGCGAGTTGAACAAGCGCAGAGCCCGAGTTGCCGATGCCCGAAATGTTTTGAGTCGTCACGGTGTTGCTAGGCGCCGAACCGAAGAGCGGGGCGGTCGTTGCGGAGCGTGGTTGGAAGGCGTACAAGGTTGGGCCATTGGCCGCAATCAACTGGTCATTGGCCCAAGACACCATGGTGTACGAGCCGGAAGCGAAGCACGTCCACACCGCTCCGGGCCCGGGGCTGGTGTACCAGATGCCGGTGTCGGTTGCGATGTAGAGGTATGAGTTCGCAGCCGTCATGTCGTAAAGGGTGTTCGGTGTGGTGCCGCCCGTCCATGATGAGATGGCAGTAGCACCGCTCCACTGGGTGTACGGCGATGAAAAGTTGGTGTAGTACTTGACGGTAACAGTGCCGGTGTAACTGTAGCCAACCACCATGTAGCCGTTGCATGAAAGCGCCTGCGCGTTGCCGTATACCGTTGCAATCGGTACAGACTGGTACACGTCGGGCAGAAGCGTGGCCTGGTAGGGGTAGTTGAAAACGTCGATGCCCTTGCTGGAGTAGAAGCGTCCAGGCTGGTCGTCGTCCTTGTGGTCAAGGTATTGCTGGCCCGCGCCCTGGTTCCACTCGCGCTGTTCTCGACGCCATAGACCTTCGGTGTTGACGGTGCCTTCACCCATGATGTTCGTCATCTGGATTGCTTCGCGCTGTCCAGGGATGGACTTGTGGCGGAAGGCCTCTCGACGGTACGGCTCGAAGGACGTGTCTACAGGGAACGTGCGAGTCTGCGCCGCGTAGGAGCCGGTGCCGTCAGGATACGGCACACCATTGGCGTCGGTGATTGAAACAGCGTAGCCGCCAAGTTCTGACAGTCCGGGAGTAGACGTGTAACTAATCGTCACCAGGCACGCACCTTCGTGTACTGGCGGCTGAGGCGGTCGGCCTCTTCGGAGATACGCTGGGCCCGTCGCATGATGAGCGCGTTCACCGAACCAGCCACAGCACCAGGCGCAACTTCCTGAGCCTTACGTGGGTCGGGCTGGGATTCCATAAAGTTACGGCTAATCTCACGTGGAACCGTCAAGTCAATCTCGGCACCGAGCGCGGGGATGTCTAGCATCGTCGGCGTCATGTTCGGGATTGTGACAGGCGCGGCGGCGTTGATGGTGATGGAACCAGAACTTGTAGACGAGGCCGCATTGCTGAACGTCACCTGATTCGTGCCGGTGTTGATGGCGGTGATGACCGTGTTGGCGGGGATGTATGTGTAGAGGCCAGTCGTGTCGGCTACGGGCATACCCGTGTAGAGGCCGACCGTGCTACTCGCCGTTACCGTTGATGCACCTACCGTGGTCGAGGCGGTGAAGGACGTTACAACACTGGTGGTGTATCCGTTGAAGGGTGGCGCCTCGTCGTTCGTGCCGGGAGTGTTGAGCAGGGAGTCGGTACCGTTGACCAACTTGATGAACGGCGCCGAGTAGGTGACGTAGATGGGCAAGCCAGGCCAACCCGGCTCGTACAAGACCAAGCCCTTACCGGACGGGAACGAGGGGTCGGTGCTGTTCTGTTGCCAGCGGATTACCTTCCACCGCTTGATGGCTGGGAAGGTTCGATATGGCGGAGCAATGCGATAACGGACTTCAAGAACGTCAATGAAGTTGTCGGGAAGGGCGCCGAGGTCGTAACCTTGAAAGACAGGATTATAAGTAAGTTCAGCAACACCCACGCGGAACAAACCGTTGCTAGGAGAACTAAGAGAACGTAAATCGTCGTTGATTGCCACCCCAATGTCAAAGCGCGAGTAGCGCGGGTTGATGTAAGCCAGCGTGCCACTTATGTGCGATGATGCCTGCGAACCATTGTAGCCACGAGATACGGTGGCGGTAAAGGTGTTACCGTTCCAAGAGAGAACGTACACCAACTCCAGGTCAATCGCCAAAAGAACACCCGGCATAATGCTGGCAGTCTGAGCGCCGGAGAGCGTGATGGTTGTGTCGGACGAAGCAACGGCGGCGCTAAGAGTTACGGCACGCTCACGGACGCCACCCATCGTGCGACGGTAGACCTTCTCAATGACGTCGCCAAATGTCTGACCAGACGATGAAGTACTGGCCGAGCCGCCTACTGTAATGATGGATGGCATTTAGTTCCCTTACTTGATTTCGCTTGCGGCGATGACTTGGAGAGCGACGAGAGCGTCAGCCAGCCCTTGTGCCAGCGTGGTCACTCCCTGCAC